TCTAGTTCTTGAGGATTTCGTTTTGCTGCCGCGTATAAAAAGGCTGCCGGATTATCCATAGCACGAGTTGCTAAGGTCATAGGATTGGTAATTTCAAAAGGCAAACCCCTCATCACATCCACAAAATCATCAAAGCGATTCATGCCATCTCTAAACTTCGTTTCAAATTCAGCCTGAATTTTTACCTCTTCATTTCGCCTGTGATTATCTTCTTGCTCCTGAGTCATTGTATGCACGGTTTGCTTGATAAAAGAGGCTAATTGTTGTTGCCAATCCCCAGAGGCTTCCGGATCGTATTCAAAGTCTTTTGCCGCCTGCTGAACTTCACGACTGGCTCCTCTTTCGGCTAATTGTGCACGCAATGCGTCAATTTCCGCTTGATGTTTACGAGCCTGTCGAGCAAGACGTTCACGAATCGCTTCATTTTCTGGCTCTTTTTCATTCCCATACTCATCGACTTCTCTGTGCTTCTCTTCAGTCTCCCCTTCTGAATCATCGGCAGAATAAGTATCATTCACATGTTCTTCTTCTAATTCCTCTGATTCGTAGCCTCCTTCTTCCTGCTCCATTTCCTCAATTGGCTCTGGTTCATCTTGATTATGATGTTCAGGTGTTTCAGGCTGCTGTGAATTACCAGCAGCGCCCATCAATAAGTCATCAATATTACTAATTGCCATAATTCCCTCTATTTATAATTAAACTCGATGAGTAAAAATCTTAACCAAATTATCCGCATGCGATATGGCATTATCACTTTGAGTTCGCTCTGTTTCTGCTAAATAGCGCATGCGCTGCTCTTCCACATTCCCTGCTAGTTCTAACTGAGCAATTTCAAGTTTCATTTTTTCAATTTCAATTTCAGCTTGCATTTCTGCTCTTTTGATTTCCAACTCTTGTTGCTTTAATTGAATTTGTTGCTGCTTAAATTGAGCATCGACTTGTAGAGCTTCTTGCTCAGGGGTGGGGCCTTGTTGTTGTGGCATTTGTCCCGTTTTCCCCGCTTCAATTATTTGCGGTGACACTAAGGTTTTAAGTCGGTTTTTGATTTCAATCGTATTAGCCAAAGGCAGGTTATCAGCGTACAAATCAGCAATAAGGTTAAAGGCTTGTGGGTCAACTTGTAAAACCTCACGCAACGAACGAAGCGCTTCTTCTTTTTGGCCTTCATAACTAGGCCCAGGCTTGAGCCTTACCTGATAAGTGCCTTTACGTATATCGTTTTCTATTTTTTCGCCGTAGTCATCAATTTGCCGGTTAATGGTAATATTTTTCATGCCCTCATCAGGCATCATCAAGGTCATAACCCGTTCTGTATCATAAACTCGAGGTATCATTTCATTTACGATTTCACCGTCAATTGCTGTCGCACGATTGATTGAATTAAAAAACACAAAGGTAGGATAGCTACCCTGTCTTGTTCGCGCATCAATGGCTTTGCCACTTGCCTCATCCCCATTATTGCCCATGCGTGCCGGATAAAGTCCTGTTGAGGTATATAAGTCTTCTATGGCTAATTGATATTGTTGGAACAAAGACATCGACAATTCAGGGGGCCTTATTTGCTCAGGCTTAGCCCCACTGGGGGATTCATCATAGGTTAATAGGCCTTGAATGGCTGTTGGGTCTCGCCAGTTACGCTGAGTATCAAGGCTTGCCACGTTTTTCTTAGACCCAATCCACTGGTCATAACGACTTACTTTGAGAATATAAGCAGACTGAGTGCGCAAATAATTAATATAACGCTGAGTGTCACGGCAATCACCGAAGAAAGAGCGACAAATTTGTCTTCCAGTTTTATCATAATATGAATTATTATCAACAAAGATGAGTGGTAATTGCTCAGAAGGAAATTCTGTTTTATCTAATTCATAGTTTCCAGCTATTCGGTAATGAATAATTTTATGCTTTTTACTAGGTCTTTTGTCTTCAATACGAACGATTTCCCCATCTTGCCATAAGGTCATCGTCTCTATCGTGTCTTCTTCAATCACATCATTTGCTTTAGGTTTGTAACGCGCGACATCCATCCCATTTTCCTGAGGCAAAATGTCATGCTCACCCGTAACACCAAATCCATCTGCTGTCTGCGGGGCTAATTCGCCTGAATTAGGCATCATTTGCCCGAATTCCTGTTCATTACTGAACATGCTTTGGGCGTTTTGACCTTCACCCGTCAATATTTGTTCTAAATCAATGACGGCATGTTTTGCATTCATTTGTTTAGAATAGTCAATGAGCTCATCCATTTCTTTTTGATTGAGCACATTGCCGTTTGAAAGCTTATAAAGCATGTCCTTTTCATACTTGCGTACAAAATGGTCGATAATCGTAATGGCTTCATTGTCTGCCCAAGTAAAAGGATCGTCAGCCTCATCGGGTTGCACGGCTAGTGCAATTTCTTCTTTGGTTTGCGTAATGCTTGATGTTTTAAGAATATTTTGTTCGATGTCTTTGCCATAGATTTCTCTAAATTTTGTACGTGTCATTCGTGAAATATAGCCACAGTGGGTGCCATCAGTTTTATTGATGGTTTCAGCGCCTACATCCCAGTAGCATCGTGTGGCATCTTTAAAGGAACGGTAGATAATGTCCAAATCAAATGATTTGGCATGGGTATAATCGGTATCAACCGCATAAGCGCCATGACCACCAATGGCGGCTTGTTTGGCGGCAATTTGACGGGTAGTGATGGCATCGGTTGAAAACATGATGTCTTTGGTAATGACTTCTCGTAGCTGCGCTACCTTTTGATCGCATTCAGTCATGGGAACAACTTGAAGCTGTGGCGTATTTTGCTGCTGCTCACCTAGAAGGGCATTCGACATCGTGCCTAATTTATTCGACATTAATGGGACTTTTCGATAAGTCTTAATCATGTCGTCTTCTTCTTCATCTGTCCATTGTTCGCCTAAGACGAAGGTATGCATAAGATGGTAGAGGTCGATATTATATTTAAAATATTCACGCCATTTTTCACAAGCAATACGCGCTTGATGCGCTATCTTCTCATTTTGTCGAGCCATAACAATCCTTTTGCTGTCTTGATTAAGTAATCCCTACTTGCCCTTAAAATCAATCAATCTTTAATGTGTTCTAAAACATGCATGACCTGTTCAAAGTCACTATTTCTTTGCTCTATTTGATAAGTTGCACGACTAAGCTCACCTTGCATGCAATCAAGGCGAGTCTCTACGTATTTTTTTAAATAATCCGATTTTGTATCATGTAAGTTTTTAGTGTATGCAAAGGTCATTTCTTGTATTTTTTTCTCAAAGTCTTTTAATCGACTTTCAAATACTTGATTAACCTTTGCTTCCAATTCATTCATTTCGCTTTCAACAAAAATTAATCGCTCAGATAATCGGAATAGTTCTTTAATCTTTCGTATCAGTCTCATCAAATTAACATCCCCGCAGTACGTTCTGGCAATCGATTAACGACATAGGCTCCATCAGTCACATATTCCCCACCGTAAAAGGTCAGCATAAAAGCATCTGCCGTGTCAGGGGACAATAAGCCTCTTTTTTTTGCATCGTCTTTGCTTTCAATTTGTAATTTATCACTGGAATCGTATTTATATCCAAGACCACATAAATCGGTTTGTAGTTCATCACTATCAGGAATTTCAATAGGCATTTCCTGCGTTAACCACTCACGTCCCCTATCCCATAATTCAGCGCGTGTATTTTTATACGTTGCAAAATCTTCAGCTTTTGTTGCGACATTAACCCCAATGACAATATCGCTATAGCCTAATTCATGAAGCCTATCGACAACGCCGGCTCCAATACCAATACAGTCAATACATACGCGCTTTGGTTCTTCTTTGTCAATGATGCGCTTAATTATTCCTGCTAATTGCATTGTGTCAATGTTGTAATGCGTTTCTAAGCCATAAGCTCGACGGCCGCGACGCCTAATTATGGCCGTTCTATCATCGCCTTTGCGGGCAGGATCTAACCCAATTATCAAATGCGATTTTGATTCTACCTTTGTTTTTCGCGCCTTTTGTACATGCTCAACTTGTATAAACGTATCAGTAATTGACGATAAAAACGCCTCATCATCCGTAAAGGGATACTCTTGACGAAACTTCCTGCATTTCTGCTCATAATCACCCTTAATGTCTTCCATCTTAATACGTCGCCAATTTAGATGCCCTTTTTTTAATCCGTTTGGGCCAAATTGCTCAAGCCATTGAAGCTCATCCTCATTAGGAATAAAGGACGCATCCTCAATACAATATTCATCCTGCCAATACCATGGCACAAAAATTGCTTGGTAGCGACTTGCGCCATTTTTAGCCGCCTGCCAATCAGAATAAAAATCATTGCTTTGTCCATTAGCCGTCGATTCTTTAATGATTTCCGTATCATTAATTTCAGCAACCGTATTCATAAGCCCCATACCAATCTTTGCCGCATCCTTGTAAAAGGCATATTCTGACAAATGCAAATACTGGTTAGTCATCCCTCGACCTATTTCAACGCTTCCCGCAGTTCCCACACGATACCCAGAACCTAATCGGTCATACATTAAGGTATTGTCATTTTTTTTATCAGGCTGTGGGAATAAAGAGGTCTCTAAATTTTCCGAATAACGCTTTGTCATTTCAAAAATCGCACGCGTAGCATCCGATAGGTGCGTTAAAATAAAGGCCTTCTTGCCACGCTTTGTAATGATTTTATGGAAGAATCGAGCCTGCACATAGGTTGAAACACCTTGTTGACGGCCTTTAAGAATAAGTGCTCTTACCTTGCCTGTGGCCTGATATTGCGCTTCTAAGCGCTCATGAATATATTGCTGAGCGCGATTAAGATTAAACTTACGCTCCGCACCTGACTTGTCGTGAATAATAAGGAAGTTTTTAGCAAAGAGAGGGAGAGATTTTAATATTCTGATGAGTTTGTCTTCAGACATGCACATTAAATCCTTTTAATCAGTCTGTGCATTATAACTACTTAAAGTGATTACTCAACTAACTTATCAATTAATTTTTCAACAAAGGTATCACTAATTGTTTTCTTATCTTCAGCAACCGGGCCATATTGCTTGGGCAATAATTTAGCAGCTAACCACTTGCGCGTGTCAATGCGTAAACGAGAGCGAGCAATATATTCGGTATTACAAGTATAAAAACCGGTTTCTGAATCTGTCATGCTATCTTTTGAATCATCATCAGCAATTTCTAAGCATTCTTCTGCTAATAAATCAGCCTGAATGAGCTTTGCTTGTGCGTATCGGATAGAAAACTCAGGGTAGCGATAACGCCAAAGATTAACCGTAAACTTTGATGGCATATCATCATGCATTTTACAAAGTCTATCCAAACCAACCGTTGAAGTGGCCACACGCTCACAAATAAGCGCTGCCATTTCTTCGTTATAGAGGGTGGGTCTGCCCATCTTCGCCTTTTGCTTGATGGGCTTATTTTTAACTTCAGTCACATTAAGGCCCTGCTTGCTCATTACGATGGGCTGCCGTCATTTCATCGCCTGCAGCGCCAGGCTCACAATATTTAGGCTGCATTTTATTTTGGCTTTCAACCCGACGACCATAAGCAGATGGCACACCTTGATAATGCGTATTGCCTTCGTCGCCGTCAGAAGTTGTATAGTCTTTAACATCCATATCCATTGAATACTCCTAGATTTTATTATTATTAATCGATTAATAATCGTTGCCCTTGAAGCGAAAAGGTTGG